TCATTTCTCACCTCTTAATCTTTTAATTGTATCTAGCGCAAGTCTAATATCATCCGGATCAATCCCGCTGTCCTGAGCTTCTTTGGCATATGAAAGGTATATACCTTTTATGTCGCCAAAAGGATTAGGGCGTTCTTCTCGTTTTTTATCGCTTCCTGTCATCAAATAATCAACAGATACTCCAAAGTAGTCTGCAATTTTTTTCATAGTATCTGATTTCGGGGTGCTTCGCCCTCGTTTCCAATCGCTAAGTGTAGTCTGAGCTACACCAGTCTCTTTAGACACTTTGTAGGGAGTTACATTATACTTCTCCAATAATTGTGCAAAAATCTCATACATATTTTGTTCACCTTTCACAAAAAAGCAAAATTTACTAAAGATATGCGAAATACTATTGACTACGTCGCATAACTGTAGTATAGTATGAGCATGCAGAACAAACGCGAAGTTAAATTCTGTATGCTACGGAAATGTTATTACTTTGTCTGGTAAACATAGTATATCACATTTCCGTAGTAAATACAATACTAAAAGGAAAGGTGGTGTATTTTTTTGTACGAAAAATTTGAGAGTCTGCTTAAAGAAAGAAATCTTACTCCTTACAAAGTCTCACTTGCGACAGGAATTGCCCAGTCATCATTATCTGATTGGAAACGTGGTATAAGCAAGCCGAAGGTGGACAAGCTCAAAATCCTGGCGGACTACTTCGGTGTCCCAATCGAGTATTTTCTGGAATGAAAAAAACACATGTTCGATATTATGACTATATCATTATATCGGGTTCGTGTCAATGGGAAGAGGAAGGAGGTGCCCCCACATGGTAGAGCCATACAAACCACTGTACACGGTGAAGGAGGCGGCGGGCGTCCTTAAGGTTAATTCCAGCATGGTATACAAACTAATCAAAAGTAGGAAACTCCCATGTCTGCTGCTGGGACAGAAGAAGATACGGGGAAGTGACTTGGAACGCTTCATTGAAAAGTATCCTATTGAGGGAGGTGATGCTAATGTACAGACATGATTACACCGGTGCCCAGGTCGTCCGAATGCGGCGTCAGCTGCGGGCCGAGAGGGCAGAACTGCTATGGCTTTACAAGCTGCTGGCCGTGGCGATTATCCTGTGTGCGGTACTAACCGGGACGCTGCTGGCCGTGGCGCAGACGGCAGGGATGTTGTAAGGGGGAGGACAAGCATGAGCAGACGAAGGAATGGCACCAACCGGGCCGGGGCTGCCATCGGCGTAAATATTTACACCGGGAAACTGGCTCCGAGAAAGAAAAAGAGCCCGCCGGCGGCAACCGGACAGGCTCAGATAAATAAGTAAATTATCTAATGCACTTAGTATAAGGGATTTTCAGGAGGAAATCAAGATGCCAAAAGAAGTTAGTTATAGCATTGTGGAAACCTTAATTGTTTTGCCAGCCATAGGGGCTTGGCACAAGGAATTGAACCTTATCAGCTGGAATGACAAGCCAGCGAAGTATGACCTGCGAAACTGGAACGAGGACCGTAGCCAGATGGGGAAAGGTATTACCCTAACTAAAGAAGAACTGGCCACATTGAAAGAGAGATTAGGAGGAATAGAATTATGATTACAGTACAATTTAAGGATTTTGACGACATGATGGCTTTTGCAAAGCAGATGTGTGGAGTTACGACTGTCGCAACCAAAACAGAACCACAGGTGCAACCAGCGGAATCGATACCGGTGCAGCCGGCAACCCCTGCCGCAACACCACCAGTGCGGCCACTCATGGCTCCGGTTCCGCCGGTTCCTGCCCCAGCAGTACCGCCCCAGCCGCAAGTGCAGGCTCCGGTGCAGCAATCGGTCCCGACATCTGCTGTTACCTATACGCTGGATGAACTGGCCCGCGCGGCAATGTCTTTAATGGACTCCGGGAAGCAGCCAGATTTATTACAGCTTTTAGCATCTTTCGGCGTGGAAGCACTGCCAGCGCTTCCTCCGGCACAGTATGGCGCTTTTGCAACAGCACTTAGGGGATTGGGGGCACAAATTTGATGGGAGATCATGCAGAACGGGCACATGCGTTATTAAGCGCTTCCAGTGCGCACCGGTGGATGGTCTGCACACCCAGCGCGGTGTTAGAAGCTCAGTTTCCGGACACGACTTCGGCGGCAGCCAGGGAGGGAACCCTGGCGCATGAGCTGGCAGAACTAAAGCTGCGCAACTATTTTTACACGGTAGACTTTGGTAGGACGAAGCTGACCCGAGCGGTCAATAAGCTGAAAAAAGAAGAGATATGGCAGGATGAAATGATGGGGTATACCGATACCTATCTTGACTACATAAAGTCAGTCGCTATGAAATTCGAAAATCAGCCCTATGTAGCAATTGAGAAACGGGTGTCTTTTGGCGCTTACGTTCCGGATGGCTTTGGAACAGCAGACTGCATCCTGATCGGCGGAGGCACCTTACATATCATTGACTTCAAGTACGGAAAAGGGGTGCCGGTGTCGGCGGAGGGGAATCCCCAGCTATCGCTCTATGCGCTGGGGGCATATGAAGCCTATAAAATCCTGTACCCGATTGAGACAATCCGGATGTCAATTGTACAGCCCCGGCTTTCCGAAGAGACATCAGAATGGAGCTGTCCAGTGAAGGAATTGCTTGCCTTCGGAAACTATGTGAAGGAGAAGGCGGAACTGGCCATCAAAGGAGAAGGGGAGTTCCGGCCGACCGAGAAAGCCTGCCGATTCTGCCGGGCAAAAGGGCGGTGCCGGGCCCGCTCTGAGGAAAATGTGAAGCTGGCCTTTGCCCCCGGCTTTGGGAAAAAGCCGCCGCTTATCTCCAACGATGAGATGGGACAGTATCTGCTACAGGGGGCCGATGTGGCCAAATGGCTTTCTGATTTACAGGACTGCGCCCTGGCGGAGTGCCTGGCAGGCAAGGAGGTGCCTGGCTGGAAAGCCGTAGAGGGTCGTGGCTCCCGTGACTGGACTGACATGGATCAGGCGTTTGACACCCTGAAGGAGAATGGAATTAATGAAGCAATCTTGTGGGAGCGGAAACCCCTTACCCTGGCTCAGGTGGAAAAAGTGGTCGGGAAGAAGGACTTCGAGTCCTATGTGGGCAGCCTGGTAGTCAAGAAGCCGGGGAAACCGGCATTAGTAAAAGAATCGGATAAAAGAGAAGCAATCACAAACAAAGTAAGCGCCGCAGAGGCATTCAAGGAGGAAAATTGATTATGAACGAATTAACGAATGTAACCACCGGAGAAGTAAGACTGTCTTATGTGCACCTGTTTAAGCCGTATGCAGCGATGCAGGGACAGGATGAAAAATATAGCTGCACTATCCTGGTGCCGAAGACGGATGTGGACACCATGGCCCGCATCAACGCCGCCATCGAGGCGGCAAAGCAGCGGGGCATCAGTGATAAATGGAACGGGCAGTGCCCGCCGATTGTACCGACGCCGGTCTATGACGGGGACGGCGTCCGGCCATCCGACGGCATGGCCTTTGGTCCGGAGTGCAAAGGGCACTGGGTATTTACCGCCAGTGCAAAGGCGGATTATCCGCCGGAGATCGTTGACAAGATGGGAAATCCTATTATCAACCAGTCGGAGGTTTACAGCGGAATGTATGGCCGCGTGAATGTAACCTTCTTCCCGTATTCCTTTGGCGGAAAGAAGGGAATCGGATGCGGTCTTGGTCCGGTACAGAAGCTTAGAGACGGGGAAGCCCTGGGAGGAAGTGCGCCGACTGCAGCACAGGCCTTTGGATCTCCTGCCGCAGCTGCTCCGGCAACACCGCAGTACGGAGGAGCACAGCAGGCAACACCCGGAGCCGCCGGGTACAACCCAGGTGCAGCTACGTACGGCTATGGAGCACCAGCGGCACAGGCACCACAGCTGCCATGGGGACAGCAGGCGCCGGCGGTGAATCCAATTACCGGGAAGCCGTATTAAGAATCATACGCCCAGTCAGTCGATGAGATGGCAGCAGGAAAGCTCAATGGGGCGAGGCGGGAATGAAGCTGGGAATACCGCCTTTTTACGGGAGGAAATGAGAATGCATCATCTGAGTATTGATATTGAGACACGCAGCAGCGTGGACATTGGAAAAGCCGGGCTTTATAAGTACGCCCAGTCTCCGGACTTTCAGATTCTCCTGTTTGCTTATCAGCTGGATGAGGAACCGGTAAAGATTGTGGATTTAGCGTGTGGGGAGTCCATCCCCCTTGTTATCTTGAGTGCGATAGAAGATCCGGGAGTGCTGAAACACGCCTATAACGCCGCGTTTGAATGGTACTGTTTAAATCAGGCCGGATATCAGACGCCGCTGGAACAGTGGCGCTGTACGATGGCCCACGGCCTCTACTGCGGATATACGGCGGGACTGGACGCTACGGGTAAGGCAATCGGACTCCCGCAGGATAAACAGAAGATGGCGGTGGGAAAGGCGCTTATCCGGTATTTCTGCGTTCCCTGTAAACCGACAAAAACCAACGGCGGGCGTACCTGGAACCAGCCGGGGCATGACCCGGAGAAGTGGAATCTGTTTAAGGAATACTGCAGGCAGGACGTCGTGACAGAGCGTGAGATGTTAAAACGTCTCAGCCTGTTCCCGATGCCGGAGGAAGAACAGATCCAGTGGCAGATGGATGTGAGGATGAATGCCTTTGGTGTTCGTGTGGATACCGGACTGATTGAAGGAGCGCTTTATATCGACCAGATCAGCACAGAGCGGCTGACCCGGGAAGCCATGGAGATTACCGGTGTGGATAATCCGAACAGTACCGTTCAGCTGATGCGATGGCTGGAGGATAACGGAACCCAGGCAGATAACCTCCGAAAATCTACCGTATCTGAGCTTTTGGAGAAGCAGAACCCGGAGAACGTGCAGCGGATGCTGGAGATCCGTCAGCAGCTGGGGAAGACTTCGATTAAGAAATACGTTGCTATGGAAACGGCAAGGGGCGAAGGGGACCGGGTGCGAGGTCTTACCCAGTATTACGGAGCTAACCGGACAGGCCGGTGGGCCGGGCGCCTGGTGCAGATGCAGAACCTTCCGCGGAACTATTTAAAAACGCTGGACTATGCCAGAAATGTGGTAAAGGCTAAGAATTATGATGGGCTGAAGCTTCTTTACGGGAATGTTCCGGATACGCTGTCGCAGCTCATCCGGACGGCGTTCATCCCGTCGGAAGGCCACAAGTTCGTTGTAGCTGATTTTTCCGCCATTGAGGCCAGGGTGATTGCCTGGCTTGCCGGGGAGCAGTGGGTCAACGAGGTATTTGCTACGCATGGGAAAATCTATGAGGCAACCGCAGCCCAGATGTTCGGCGTCCCGGTCGAGCGAATTGTGAAAGGAAATCCGGAGTACAGCCTGCGTCAGAAGGGAAAGGTGGCTACGCTGGCCTTGGGGTACCAGGGAGGCACCTCCGCGTTGATTGCCATGGGAGCCCTGCAGATGGGGCTGACGGAAGAAGAGCTTCCAGACATCGTGCATCGGTGGCGTCAAGTCAATTCAAGGATCCGGGATCTCTGGTATGCAGTGGAACAGGCGGCGCTTACTGCCATGCAGACCGCTCAGCCGCAGGGCATCCGGGGGCTTCTCTTCGCGCTGGAGGGAGATCTGGTTTACGGTCAGTCCTTTTTGACGGTGCAGCTGCCAAGCGGCCGGAAGTTGTTTTATCCGAAGCCGTTTTTAAAGGAGAACCAGTTCGGGAAGATGGCGGTACATTATTACACGGTTGGCCAGCAGACGAGGAAGTGGGAAGTGGCATCGACCTATGGCGGAAAACTGACGGAGAACATCGTCCAGGCCATCGCCCGGGACTGTCTGGCGGAGACCCTGGAACGGGTTGCGGCTAAGGGATTGCAGGTGGTGTTCCATGTGCATGACGAGGTTATTATCGATGCGCCCATGGAAACGACGGTGGACGAGGTATGCGGCCTGATGGCAGAGCCGGTTCCCTGGGCACCAGGGCTTGTCTTAAAGGGCGCCGGGTTTGAAAGTAATTATTATATGAAGGATTAGGAGGGGAGCAGATGCAGAATAACCGGAAACTACAGATTAGTACGGCCGGAAGCCGAAGAGCTTCATATTGGCCGAAGAGTGAAATTCTGTGGTCCGAATTTACCGAAAAATTGAAAACTCCTGTCCGAAGCACAGAAACTGTGGAGCAGTATCTGGCCTTCCCTAAGTCACAGCAGGACGAACTGAAAGACGTCGGCGGGTTTGTCGGAGGAACCTTTTTAGGTGGCCGCCGGAAACCGGAGTGTGCGGAAGGTAGGGACCTGCTGACATTGGATTTAGACAATATCCCAGCCGGGCAGACGGAGGACGTCTTAAGGCGGGTCCGTGGCCTGGGCTGTGCAGCGGCCGTCTACAGTACCCGCAAGCACGCTGGCTATGCTCCAAGGCTGAGGGTAATTATTCCATTAGACCGGCCGGCCACGGCGGATGAGTACGAGCCGGCAGCCAGGAAACTGGCGTCCCTGATTGGGATTGAGTTCTGCGACCCGACGACGTTTGAGGTTAACCGTCTGATGTACTGGCCATCGTGCTGCCAGGACAGCGAATATGTCTGCGATGTATGTGACCAACCCTTCTGCAGTTTGGATGGCCTTTTGGGGATGTACGGGGATTGGCATGATATCAGCCAGTGGCCGCAGGTGCCTGGCTCCGAAGCACTTGAGCGCCGGCGTCTGGCCAAGCAGGCAGACCCGACCACCAAAAAAGGCATTATCGGCGCATTCTGCCGCACCTATAGCATTACTCAGGCCATGGAGCGGTTCATCCCGGGGATGTATGAGGAGACCGCCATTCCGGGCCGGTACAGCTACACCGGCGGGGAGACGACCGGAGGCGCCATCGTGTACGACGGGGACCTGTTCCTCTACTCCCACCACTCCCATGACCCGTGCTGCAACCAGCTGGTCAACGCGTTCGACCTGGTGCGACTCCATATGTTTGGGGACCAGGATAATGAAGCAAAAGAAGGAACCCCGGCCAATAAGCTGCCGTCTTTTGTGGCCATGAGTCGCCTGGCTATGGATGATAAGCCGGTGGCAGATTTAATCGCTAAAGAGCGGTTTGAGCAGGCACAGGAAGCATTTAAGATATCTCCAGAGGCCCAATCCAATGATGAGATGGATCTCTCCTGGATTGGGAGGATGACGAAGGACGGGAACGGCCGGTTTGAGAAGACCATCAATAATGTAGTGCTGGTACTGGAGAACGACCCTCTTCTGAAAGGGAAAATAGCAACGGATGAGTTCGCCAGCTGCGGAATGGTGTTGGGGCGGCTACCATGGAGCCAGAGTGGGGAAAAGCGTCGATGGGAGGATGTGGATTATGCCGGGTTTTATCGATATATCGAGACCTTTTACGGGATTACCGGACGCGAGAAACTGGATAACGCCCTTCTCATCGTCAGCAGCCAGAACATGATTAACGATGTGAAGCGGTACCTCCAGAGTCTGAAATGGGATGGCGTGAAGCGACTGGACACATTGTTGTCAGTCTACCTGGGGGCAGAAGATACGCCCTATACCCGTGCGGTGATGCGAAAGTCCCTCTGTGCTGCTGTGGCCCGGGCGGTCATCGGAGGCGTGAAATATGACTATATGCCAATCTTTACGGGGCCGCAGGGAATCGGCAAGAGCACGTTTCTGTCTATTCTGGGAAAAGCCTGGTTCTCCGACAGCCTGACGACGTTCGAGGGGAAGGAGGCGGCAGAGCTCATCCAGGGAACCTGGATTAACGAGATTGGGGAGCTGACGGCCATGACGAAGCAGGAGGTCTCTGCGGTCAAGCAGTTTTTGAGTAAATGCGAAGATATTTACCGGGCAGCATATGGCCGGCAAACGAAACGGTATCCCAGGCGCTGCGTATTCTTTGGCACCAGTAACGACAGCGAGTTTTTAAAGGATGCAACGGGGAATCGCCGGTTCTGGCCGGTGGATGTGGGCATGCATCCGGCGCAGAAGTCCATCTGGAAGGAGCTGCCGCTGGAGGTAGACCAGATCTGGGCGGAGGCTTACCTGTACTGGGTGCTGGGGGAACCTCTCTATCTGTCGAAGGACGTTGAAGAGATGGCGCAGGAGCAGCAGGAGAACCACCGGGAGGCATCCGGGAAGGAGGGCATTATCCTGGACTTCCTTGACCGGAAAATACCTGCAAACTGGGACCAGATGTCGATACAGAGCCGAAGAATGTTCTGGGGAGGAAACCTGCACACAGAGGGTGAACTGGTAGAACGGGAAAAGGTATGCGCGGTTGAGATCTGGACCGAATGCTTTAATGGGGACCAGAAATATATGAAGCGGACGGATAGCAGTGAGATAAATAACATCTTGGTAGGGGCCAAAGGGTGGAGAAGAAATAAATCATCGAGGCGATATGGCCCATATGGGACACAAAAAGGATTCGAGCGGGTGTAAACCAAAGGCGTGAACATTTAACAAAATGAGGTTTACGCGGTTGACAGGTGTGTAAACAACGTCAACTTAAAGTTTACGCAGTAAGTTTACGGAAAAACCCAATAAACACAAGGGATACTTAGCTATTGTAAACTATGTCAACCAACTTTCTATAATAGATAAAAAATAGGTAAATTAGGTAATGTACATATTACACCTAATACGCCTAAATCACCTGTTTAGGGGTACACATACGCGTGTGTGAGAACAAGTTGCCAACAGGAGGCGGAGAAATGCTGGAAAAAGAAATTGAAAAAATACTGGTAAGCGAAGTAAAGAAGCTGGGCGGCCGGGCCTATAAGTGGGTCAGCCCCGGCAATGACGGGGTGCCGGACCGGATTGTAATATTTCCGGGGAAGCCGCCGGTATTCATGGAGCTGAAGAGTGAGAAGGGAAAATTAAGCGCCCTGCAGAAATCGCAGATGAGACGGCTCCTGGAATTGGGCCAGGCGGTATTTGTGGTACGGGGGATGGACGGTCTAAGCGAGTTCTTCCAGCTGACCGGATACGAGGAAACCAGCAAGGCGTTGGATCGTAAATATGAGTTGTGAGGAGGTGAGAGCGTGGAGACAAAGGAACTGGAACAAGAATTTCGGACCAAAGTCAAGGAGATGGGAGGAATTCTTGATTTCAAGACGTTGAGCCGGGAATATTTAGTGATTTTACCAGGTGGGTGTGTAGGGTTTATATTTATTGGCCCTCTGGGTGATGCACGAAAGAGGACAATAAAGCGAATTATGGAACTTCGGAGACTCGGATGTGCCGCTGGAAGAATCACGGAAAAGAAGCACATTGATGACGCCTTATGTTACATACTTTCAAGAGCCTATCGTGACCCGGAATGGTATAGTTTCGTGGCCGAAGAAGGAAGAAAGGGTGAACAGATTGATATTTAAGCCACATGCCTATCAACAGCACTGTATAGACCAGATTTTAGCAATAAAAAAGTTAGGCCTATTTTTAGATATGGGATTAGGCAAGACAGTCACGACGCTGACGGCCATCCGGGAGCTGAAGTATAACCGGTTCCAAGTCCGCAGGGTTCTGGTGATAGCGCCGAAAAAGGTGGCAGAAGGAACCTGGACAAAGGAGGCAGCTAAGTGGGATCACACGAAGATGCTTCGGGTTTCCCCGGTTCTGGGGAGTCAGGCAAAACGGATCCGGGCGCTGAACACACCGGCGGACATTTACATCATCAATCGGGAAAATGTGGTGTGGCTGGTCGATTATTACCGGAACGCATGGCCGTTTGACATGGTGGTGGTGGATGAGTCAAGCAGTTTTAAGAGCCACAGCGCGAAGCGGTTTAAGGCACTGGCCAGCATGGGCGGTCACATCGACCGGATGGTGGAGCTGACCGGAACTCCTTCCCCCAATGGACTGGAGGATTTGTGGAGCCAGATTTTCCTGCTGGATGGCGGTGAACGACTGGGGAAAAGATACACCCAGTTCCGAGAGCGGTATTTCCAACCGGACAAGCGAGGAGCCGACGGCATGGTTTATAGCTACGAGGCAAAGCCGGGGACAGAGCAGAGTATTCTGGAGAGGATATCAGATATCTGTATCAGCATGAAAGCAGAGGATTATCTGCAGCTTCCGGACATCACCTATCACGAGATTCCGGTGGAACTGGATGCGAAAGCCAACAAGGCTTACTGCGAACTGGAGAGGCAGATGGTACTGCAGCTTCCGGAAGAGGAGGAAATCAGCGTCACCAGCGCGGCAGCTTTAAGCAACAAGCTTCTGCAGCTGGCCAACGGGGCGATTTATGATGACGAGCAGAATGTTCATGAAATCCACAACTGCAAGGTGGAGGCATTCATGGAACTTCTGGAATCCCTGCAGGGAAAGCCGGTACTGGTGTTTTACAATTACCGGCACGACCGGGAGAGACTTCTGGCGGTTCTTTCAAAGACTGGATTAAGGGTTCGGGAGTTAAAAACCACCAGGGATGAGGATGACTGGAATCGCAGAGAGATTGATGTTCTCCTGACGCATCCGGCCAGCAGCGCCTACGGTCTTAACCTTCAGCAGGGCGGAAACCATGTCATCTGGCTTGGCCTTACCTGGAATTATGAGTTATACACTCAGGCTAATAAGCGTCTTCACCGGCAGGGACAGACAGAGAAGGTAATTATCCACCACTTAATCTGCAGCGGAACCAGGGATGAGGATGTGATGCAGGCACTGCAGAGGAAAGATGATGTACAGAACTGGGTGATGGAGAGCCTGAAGGCTAGAATCAGGAGGATTAAGGGTGAAGGATGAATTAAGATTTGAAATACCAAACGGGTACATAACGTTTCGGATGAAATTTTTCCTGACGGGAGCGGGAAGACGTTCCATCCGAAAGATGTTAAAAATGCTTCGTGGAAGCGAACACGAAGAAGAATGGGTGCCGGAAATACGCAACTGGGTTCAGGGACAAAAGGAATGGGAGCATCTGCAGCAGAGGAATTTGGCGGAGGAGTACGCCAGGGAAAAAGACAAACTGGCATCTCTGCAGAACTATTATGAGCAGATGAAAAGTCCTTGCTATCCAGCTTATACAACGGATAAGGAGAAACTGGAGGAAGCGAGAAAGAACGTGTCTTACTGCAGAAAGAGTTGCCACGGTATTCTGGCAGAAATACGGGAATCACAGAGAGCAGAAAAACGATATCAGGGTATTTTGGATGACGCGAGAAAAATTTTCGAGGGGGTAAAGGGATGCCAAAAGAAATAATGATCAGCCCACACGAGAATGTGAAAATCACCGTGACGATAACAGAGCAGATGGAAAAGGATTTCCTGGAGTGCGAACGTATGGCAGATAAGGTAGGTACGGACGAATTCAAGGATTGTAATACGTGCAGCTGGAACGGAGTGAAATTTGATGATGTTTGTTTCTGTGAACTGGAAGTGATGCGTGAACTGCTAAAGGAGGAATAGGGTATGCTGCATGAGGTTGAATTAAAAAGAGCTTTACAGGCTTATCTGGATGGGAAGGAAGTCAAGGCGATTCTTCCGATGGACGAGGATGAGGAACGTGTGATTCCGTTCCGGAAACTGTTTAACGAGGCGCGATTCCTGGTGGACAGAAGTCCGGCGGTTATCAATCAAGAGTTTGAGGATGCCTTCCGGGAAACCTCTTCTGACGCTGAGAAAGAGATTTCAGAATCTTCCGGGAGTGATAAGAAGCTGGAAGACAAATCTGTTACGGCCGGACCAAAACGGAAACCGATAGATACCGGGAAGCTGATGGCGCTTCATAATGCCGGGTGGTCGAGCCGGAAGATAGCAGATGAATTAAAGGTCAGTCCAGGTACCGTGTTCAACTACCTGAAAAAGATGGAAGGGAAGACAGATGAAGTGTAAAGACTGTGAATATAAAAAGCACTATGCGAGAAACGGTCGGCCCGGACGATGGTATTGTGAGCATCCGGAAGCCAATGACCTGGTAACCTCCCTGATTTGCAGCAGCGGGAGACATGATAAGGAACTTAAGGTAAAGACGGCACCTCGATGGTGCCCGCTGAACAAGAAGGAGAAGAACAATGATTGAGAATAACAGAGTAAATGTAACCGGAGAATTAGTTTCCGGATTTAAGTTTAGCCATGAAGTTTACGGCGAGAGATTTTATCTCTGCGATCTGGCGGTAAAGAGATTAAGCGGTTATACAGATGTCCTCCCATTAATGGTGTCAGAGCGGTTAATGGACGTAACACAGGATTACGGAGGCTGGGTGGCAGCGGTATCCGGCCAGTTCCGGTCGTATAACCATCACGATGGAGAAAAATCCTCGTTGGAGCTTAGTGTTTTTGTTCAGGAGATAGAATCTATGGATGAGCTGGCTAATCCGAAAAGCAACAATCAGATTTTCCTGAATGGTTATATCTGCAAAAAACCAATCTACCGGAAGACACCGCTGGGAAGAGATATCGCGGATCTTCTTCTGGCCGTGAATCGTCCGTACGGAAAATCGGATTACATACCTTGCATTGCCTGGGGAAGAAATGCATCATACGTATCCACTTTAAACGTCGGAGAACACATTATCTTATTAGGCCGGGTGCAGAGCCGTAAATACCAGAAGAAACGGAACGAAATCGAAGTCGAAGAGCGGACGGCCTATGAGGTATCGATTAGCAGACTGGAGGTCATCAAATGATGGAGCGTCTGACACATCCGAGAAGCAGCGGAATTAAGACCGGTTACTGGTCACCAAATAAGAAAGAGGAGCTGATCAGCCGGCTGGCGGAGTATGAGGATACCGGGCTGACGCCGCAGGAAATTTACAGTCTGAAGGCCGGTACAATCATAAAAGCGATGGGAAGAGAGTGGATTCCGGTGGACGAACGGCTGCCGGAGAATCCGGATGAGATAGTTCTGGTTCAGGTGAGTGGGAGACCGGCGAAGAATATAGAGCTTATTGATGCTTGTCAACTGGCACAATACGATCCGAAGGAAGGATGGATTCTGGAGATGTATCCGTATTGGGAAGACGCTCATCCGGTTGCATGGATGACGCTTCCGGAAGGATACAAGGTTAAATGAGGAATTAGAGGAGTAGAAAATGAGAAAGGTGCGATTAGTCAAGGTTGTGATACCGGAGATAGTGGCCTATATGGGACCAGGTCCGGACATTGACAACATGGAACCGGATTACCAATGCCCGGAATGTGGGTTTGGCGTAGCAGATGATTACATGTTCTGTCCACACTGTGGGGTGGAACTTGATTGGAGGCATGTAGGTATGCTGACAGAAAGATTTAGAAAATTGGCGGAACGATTGTAGACATTGTGCTGTCCTATCCAGGCAAAACGGGGCAAGGAGAGTGAGAAACCTTGTAAAAAATCTCTGGAGTAAAAACCAGATAGGAAATAAAAAAGAGCAGAGAGCTGATAACGCAAGAGAGCGCAACGGGTGCGCCGTTACCAGAAGCGGACGGAAGCCAGGTCCGTTGTTAGGGCATAGGCCGAAGCCGGAATGCCGGTACTGGCAATTTTTTATAAATTGAAGATATAGAGGAGAGAAATTTATGAGGTTTGAAATTGAAATTGAAGAACAGATAACGCGCAGAAACAGTTATTTTGTTGAAGTGGAAGACGAGGGAGAAGGAGAAATGCTTCTAAATTCGCTAGAAGACGATGTTAATGATGCAATACATCCGGATGATATTTTATATGCAATAAAAAAACAGGGATATCAAGTGGAAACATTTATCAGAGGGGCAGAGGACGTGGAATACGAAATAGTAAATTGAGGATTTAGAGGTGGATTAATGGGAAACAGAGCGATGCGCAGAGCAATGGAGCGGAAGCGGGGAAAGGATAACCGGATTCAGGCGATGAAGCGGGAAATCGCCGATACAGTGGAACGCAATATCGAGAAGCGGGTTGATAACCAGAAGGTGGAAGCACTGTTCCTCTGCTTTGCACTGGCGCTGCATAAGGAGCTTGGCTTCGGCCAGAAACGGATTGTCCGTATGCTGGATGCGGCTGACCGGGAGATAAAACCGTGGATTGATGGCACTGCAGAACTAAAGGACTTGCAGGAACAGCTGATAGATTTGACCGGATTAAAAATTCAGGTGGACTAAGGAGGCGGTGCTGATGAAGAAGGAGCCAAGCCCATCGGAGCAGCTGACAGAGTTTCTTAACTACCTTGACCGGCTGTCTGCAGAGTATAAATGTGCTGCTGATGTAGTAAAGACGGAACCGGGTAGCGACTCAGCTGCACAACAGTCGGAAGCTCCGGCGGGCCAATAAGGATATCGTGATGAGGGATGAGCTGGTTGTGAGCTTCTTCGAGGAGCCGGAGAACCGGAAGGTATTAAATAAGCTTAGGCAGCTGCTTGGCCGGCAGCGAAAGCAGGAGGAGTTTCTGGCCAGCGACCGGGTATATAAGCCAAGAGGGTGAAAAGGGAGGTGATGCCGTTGGAAAAGGAGATTCTTAGTCAGTACATAGATGCCTGTGAGTTAATCAAGGAGACAGAGCGAGAGATTCAAAAGTTGAGGCAACGGCGCAAGGTAATTCTTCAGGATTCCGTCAAAGGCTCCATGCATGAGTTCCCGTATGCGGCTCAGAGTTACCACATAGAGGGGCTGGCATATGCGACGGTGCAGACACCGAGCCTGCTGGATGACGAGGAGAAACTGCTGGAGGAACGGAGGGCAGCTGCAGCAGAGATTAAGGTACGGGTCGAGGCGTGGTTGAATACGATTCCACAGCGGCTGCAGCGGATAATCCGGATGAAGATTTTTGAAGAAATGACTTGGGCACAAGTTGCAGTTCGGATGGGGAGGAAGGCAACACCAGATGGAATACGGAAGGAATTTGAGAATTTCATGAAAGTATCGTAAAAATTTCCGCTTTTTCCTGTTTTTCCGTTTTCTAAATGCTATAGTGTACTATGAAGCCAAAGGCCTTAAAGCCAGCGGCTCCCCTCCATCGGATAACGGCCGCCAGTGTGTAACAGCCTGGTGGTCGACTCGCCGGTATCGCGTAACCCCTCATAAGCCAGGCCATATTAATGGGCAATGCCGCAGGGCACGCGAGTGGCCGGCACATGTGGAGCATCCCACCAATGGCAGGTGGACAGGGTAGCGCCCTGGGTTCCGGTTCGACTCCGGATGCACCGCTTTGCGAGAAAAAGTATAACCAGTTGAATAGTGGGAACACTCTTATGGTATCTGAGAGGGTGCCTTTTTTACTTTCTACTTCTTTCATGAAATCTAGGAAGGTAGACTTTTATATATTTCCTTTTATTGATTTTGGGTGTATGATAGAAGAAAAAGGGAGGGAATTATTGTGGGAGATATTAAAATTGAAAAGAGTCCTTTAGAAATAAATAGGGACAAAATAAAACGAAAATTTCTCAATCCATTGATCTGTGATTTCATGGAGTCTTATATTTATCAGGAGGATCCTAGATATAGGCCGGATGGGCCATTTCAGAGAGACTATGCGAGGATAATGTATTCATCATCATTTAGAAGACTGCAGGGGAAGATGCAGTTACTAGGGATTAAGAATGATCAATTTTTTAGAAATAGACTAACGCATAGTTTAGAGGTGGCGCAAATTGTTCGTTCAATTGCTGGAACGATTCAATACGAAGCAGGCGAGAGTTATGTGGTTGAAGCAGGAGCCTTGGCACATGACTTGGGAAACCCACCATTTGGTCATGCAGGAGAAAGATTTCTCAATGAGATATTTGCTGATGTTGGAGGATTTGAGGGAAATGCACAGACTTTACGAATTTTGACAAACATAGAAAAGAAAAGGCCGGAATTTAGAGGCCTAAATGTAACTTATAGAACAATGCTATCTGTTGTGAAATATTTTAATAAATTTGATGCAGAGGCATATAAGAATGGAACGAAGAAAAAGCAAAAGTTTATCTATGATGAAGATTACGATTTGCTGAAGAAATTTATTAATGTAAATGAAATAAAACTTCGTACATTAGATGTCCAAATTGTAGACATTGCAGATGAAATAGCATATGCGGCGCATGATTTAGAAGATGGACTAAGGGTAAAAGCTTATACAATTGATGAAATTTTACATGATTACGTTTCTGCTTATGGTGAAAGTGATTCATATTTAAAATTAGAAGAGTTAGTCAAAACGGCCAAAATAAAGGCTGGATATGGAAAGAATAAAATAGATTCCACACAGTATTCAAAGCTGTTTAGGCAAGAACTCGCTTCTAGTTTAATTAACCTAGCTCTAAATGACATTGGTTTGATTCCCGTTACCGAAGAGATGGAGAAAAAGACTGGGACAAGACAAGATGAAGAATTAGGCTTTTTAAGCTATGGTGAACTTATTCATGGACTTAAGGACATTGTTTTTAAATGTATAAATCATAATGACGAGGTATATCATTATGAGCAAGAAGGAAAGAAAGTTATTAAGTTTCTTAAAGAGCATTATGAAAGAGATAGCAAGTATCTTCCGCCAGAGTATCGAGCAGAGGAACTAATGAAGCAATATGACGATTTGAAAGGAAAAGATGAGAAGCAATTACAGCAAAGATTGATATGTGATTACATATCAGGTATGATGGATTCATATGCAGTTGCAATTTATGAAAAGTTTTCGGGACAAAAATTTAATGCTTGAAATTAGGAGACTCTAATGAATAAATTAATGGGATTTTATGAATTAAAAAACATGCAATTGCCTTCAATACCGTGGGCAGAGTACACAGGAAATGAACCATTTTCAGAACAATTATTATGGACGGTTAGAAGTGCAGTTTTTCATGGAGATGATTTAAACCTACCGAGAATTGTAGGGGTAACAGCGAAAGAAGCAAAAATGTTTGCAGATGAGTTATTGACAGTTTTAGCAGGAAAAGGAATAGTTGTATACTATCCATATTTTTCGGCAGTTAAAAGTGGAACTTTAGACGTTCACAAGAATAGTGTAATAATTGAAGCTGTAGAAAAAGATTTATGGAATTTAGTAACGTATGCAAAAAGAGATGTTACTATTCAAATAGATGGAAATGGGGAACATGTAGACGGAAATGAACATTTTTTAAATTTTAAGGAGAAAGAAAAATTACTTTCGTTTATTCCGGAAATAAGAAAAATTTTTCGGGATGAATTAACAGAAGGAAAAAGCATTCTATTTGAATGGAGCTTTGCACGTGATTGTGACCTAAATAAAGTCCCTATAGGGAACGAATATTTAGTTTTTTATGAGGCAAGAACAGTATAGCAAACCAAATATGAGGAGCCACCCACCCGTGGCTCTTTTTCTATACCCAAAAACAAACACGATTGAGAGGTGGTGAGGCTTGGCAAGAGCGCCAGATGCCAGAGCAGAGCAGGCAAAAGAACTGTTCTTGTCGGGCAAAAAACTAATCGAGATTTCCGAAGCCCTGGGAGTTCCGGAAGGGACGGTCAGGAGCTGGAAGAATAGATATGGCTGGGAAAGCAACGCAAATGCAACGTTGCAAAAGCCAAAACGCAACGTTGCGAAACGTAAAGGCGGCCAGCCGGGAAACAAGAACGCTATCGGGAACCGAGGCGGCGCCGCACCAGAGAATAATAAGAATGCAGTTACAACGGGAGAGTTTGAAACTCTCCTTTTTGATTGCCTGGAACCGGATGAACTGCAATTGGTTGCCGCAGTACCAACGGACAAGGAACGACTCCTCCTGCAGGAGATCCAGTTGCTGACCGTTCGAGAACGTCGGATGATGAAGCGGATAGAGAATCTGAAGGATGCAGAGTTTACCACTGTCAAAAAGAAAAAGGGAACCGAAAAGGATAAGCGGACTGATTTAGCTGAGGAACACGGAGCTTTGGGGCAAATACAGGCTATTGAGGATGCCCTGACACGGGTTCAGGCCAGGAAGCAGAAGGCAATTGACTCCCTGCACCGGTTTGGCTTTGATGATGCGCGTCTGGAAATCGAACTGATGAAGACGGAACTGGCTGCATTGAAGCTTGGCGGCCAGGAGACGGAGCTGGAGGATGATGGATTCCTGGGTGCGTTGAACGCAGAGGCTGGCGAACTGTGGGGTGACGTGGATGACAGCTAAAGACCGTATTGAAGGATTGAAGGAAAAGCTGAATCTGATGAAGGGGAAACGAAATATCCTGTCAAAGGTACAGGTATTTAAGTTCCGGCCTTTCTCCAGGAAACAGAAGCAGGTGCTTACATGGTGGCTGCCTAACAGTCCAGTTAAAGATTATGATGGAATCATCGCCGATGGCGCTATCCGTTCTGGAAAGACAGCCTGCATGTCATTATCATTCGTGTTCTGGGCGATGGAGAGGTTCAGCGGCCAGAACTTCGCCATGTGCGGCAAGACCATTGGCAGCTTCAGGAGAAACGTCCTGTTCTGGTTGAAGTTGATGTTAAGAAGCCGCGGCTACCGGGTACAGGACCATCGGGCTGACAACCTGGTAGAAATCAGCCGTGGCCAGGTAACGAATTACTTTTATATCTTCGGCGGTAAGGATGAGCGCAGCCAGGACCTGATTCAGGGTATCACACTGGCCGGCCTCTTCTGCGATGAGGTTGCCCTGATGCCAGAAAGCTTTGTCAACCAGGCGACTGGCCGATGTTCTGTGGATGGCTCAAAGTTTTGGTTTAACTGTAATCCGGATGGTCCCTATCACTGGTTCAAGCTTAATTGGCTGGATAAAGCGAAGGAGAAACGGCTTCTTGTCCTGCATTTCACGATGGAGGATAATTTAAGCCTGTCGGAGCGCATCAAAGAGAGATACCGGAGCATGTACACCGGTGTCTTTTTTAAACGCTACATACTGGGGCTGTGGGCGATGGCGGAAGGCATCATCTATGATATGTTTGACATCGACAAGCATACGGTAGACACGGATGCGATAGCATCGGCCTATGAGGCAAAGACTGGCGGTGATTTCTGGACTGGCGAACGATATGTAAGCTGCGACTATGGAACCCAGAACCCCACGGCCTTCCTGCTGTGGAATAAGGGCGCCGACAAGAAATGGTATTGCCGTCGGGAGTATTACTATTCCGGTCGAGATAAGGGCCGGCAAAAGACAGACAAGGAATTTTCAGACGACCTGACAGCCTGGCTCGATGGCGCCACAATCAAGTCGGTCATTTTGGATCCGGCGGCAGCCAGCTTCAAGGCCCAGCTGGAGAAGGACGGCTATAAAGTAAAAAAGGCAAAAAATGATGTCTTAGACGGAATCCGGTTTGTGGCCACGCTGCTGCTTCAGGGTTCCATTTTTATTGACTCCTCCTGCGTCAACCTGATTAAGGAGTTTGCTTCCTACATCTGGGATGCGAAAGCCGGGGAGCGCGGAGAGGATAAACCAGTAAAGGAACACGACCATGCGCTGGATGCGCTGCGTTATTTCTGCATGACTGTTATCAAGATGCGGGTCGGCATGAGGATTATGAGATGAGGTGAAGTAAAATGGAATTAGATACGATGAAAAATCTAATCAAGAAATATATGCCAGGGCATAGTCGTTTTCTTGTGCGGGTGGAGACAGCAGATCGGTACTACCGGAACAAGACAGATATCCTGCTGAAACCGACAAAAGAAAAGAATCAGGAAGAAAACCCATTGCGAAATGCGGACAACAGAATCCCTTTTAACTTCCACGGACTCTTAGTTAATCAGAAAGCCTCCTACATGTTTACGGCGCCGCCCTTGTTTGACCTTGGGGACAAATCAGCCAATAAAGCCCTTACCGCGTTTCTGGGGGACAAATATGCAAAGACCTGTAAAGACCTATGTGTGGATGCCTCTAACGCATCGGTAGGATGGATACATCTATGGAAGGATAAGGCCTCAAATGGATATAAGTATGCAGTGGTTCCCCCGGAAGAAGTCATACCGGTATGGGGCAAGAGTCTGGAGAGAGAGTTAAAGGGCGTGCTCCGCTGTTATCATGATATCAATGATGAGGGAAAAGAACTGGATGTATATGAATATTGGAACGACAGGGAATGCCAGGCTTATGCAGTACAGGCCGGAAGCAGTGTGGATGATGGACTGATGCCATACCACTCCTTCACATTGATTGACGCGGATGGTAATTCCAATCTGGTCAGCCAATTTCCTCACGACATTGGAGAGGTGCCATTTTTCCCATTCTTCAATAATAACACAGGAACAGGCGATCTGGACGATATCAAGCCCCTGATTGATGTATACTGCGGGGTATTCAGCGGTTTTGTTAATGACCTGGAAGATATTCAGGAAGTCATTTTTGTTCTTACGAATTACGGCGGGGAAGATTTAGGACAGTTCCTGCGGGAGCTTAAGGACTACAAGGCAATTCAAATCGAAAGCGAAGGGACGGAAGATAAGTCAGGTGTATCCACGCTGACCATAGAACTTCCAGTGGAAGCACGAAAGGAATTGCTGACAACGACCCGGAAATGCATTTTTGAGCAGGGGCAGGGCATAGACCCGGACCCTCAGAACTTTGGGAACAGTTCAGGCGTGGCCCTGGGCTTTTTGTATTCCCTACTGGAACTCAAGGCGGGGCTTATGGAGACGGAATTTAAGATAGGCTTTGGCCGGTTCATCCGTTGTGCCTGCCGGGTAATGGGCATACCAATCAAGGATGACACCATCATCCAGACTTGGACCAGGACCAGTGTCAAGAACGACCTGGAGGAGGCACAGATTGCGTCCCAGAGCAAGGGTGTGATTGCGGATGAGGATATTGTGCGCAAACATCCGTGGGTGGAGGACTTTGAGCGCAGCTGGAAGGCTTTTAAGGAGCAGGAAGAGCAGGGGGAAAAGGAGATATCTGATATGTTTCCACCGAAAGGTAGTGACGAACCGGGAGAGGATGATGAGTAATGGGCTATTGGGAGAAACGGCAGCTTGAGACTTATAAGGCCGGGGAAATGCAGGTTAACCAGTATTTTTCCAGACTTGAACGGGCCTTTAACCAGACACGGCGGGAATTGCAAAAGACGGTGGAATCTTTTTACTGGCGTTATGCAGAGGAGAACGGCCTATCCTATGCGGCCGCACAGCATAAGCTAAACGCGAAAGAACTGGGAGAATTAAAGGACTTCATCGACCTGTCCATGAAGAATATCGGAAAATACAATCAGACGGTCAATAATCTGTCCATCAAGGCACGGATTACCCGGTATCAAGCATTGGAGGCGGAGGTGGATGCCCTGCTCCGGCAGATGTACGCAGTACAGTATCAGGATGCGGCGGAGAAAATGATGCAAGAGGTGTATGCGGAGAGTTATTATCGGACCTGGTACAACATTGACCAGTACCGGGGATTTCATGCTGCCTTTGCCCAGATAGATCCGCATGCGGTTGAAACTCTGCTGGAATATCCATTCAACGGTGCCAACTTTTCCAGCCGGCTGTGGAAACAAAAAGACCACCTGCAGACCCAGCTCATGGAATCGCTCACCACCATGATGGTCCAGAGGAAGAGTCCGCAGGCCCTGACCGATGACTTCGCCAAAAAGATGAACTCCAAGAAATTCGATGCTTACCGTCTCCTTCATACAGAGAGCTCCTTCCTGATGAGCGAGGCCACCCACGCAGGGTACAAAGAGGACGGTGTGGAGAAATACCAGATACTGGCCACCCTGGACAGCAAGACCTGCGGCATCTGTGGGGATAAAGACGGGGATGTGTATACGGTTGATAAGGCTGTTGTTGGGGAGAATATGCCGCCCTTCCATTGTTTCTGCCGGTGTACGGATGTGCCATACTATGACGACATGGACCTGACGGACATGAGCCGTGTGGCCAGGGATCCTGAAACTGGGAAGTATATGGACGTGCCTGCGGATATGACATATCCCGAATGGCGAAAGGTCATGGAGGATGACGGGGACTTTGATAGATGGAAAGCCGATAAGAAGAGGCAGACAGGAAAACATCAGATGATCCAGCAAAAAGTAAAAGAGCAGAAACACACAGCAGATACTAAAATACTGGCGCGGGATGAAGAAGGGGCGGTTATCCGGTATGTCGGTCCGGAGGCGTATTCCCTTAACGACAAACTCCGCAGAAACGCTTTTTCAGAGCTGACAGACTTTGAGAAAGGATGGCTGGAAAGCCTTGACCGGGCGCTCGGAAAACTGCCGAATTATGAAGGAGACTTAAACCGCTCTTTGACATTCCCATTTGAAGAGGATGCTCGGAAATTTTTTGACAGTCTTGTGGTAGATAAAGAGTATGTTCCGGGGCAATACTTGTCAACGACCAAGAACGGGGTGTATAATGAGGAGGGACAGGTACAAATCTATATCCAGGGGGCCAAGAAAGGAAAAGATTTAGGAAGGCTGAACGATATGGAGAATGAAGTCCTTTATCCGATTGATATTAAGTTCAGAGTTGTCAACAAAGCTGAGCAGGGGGATAAATTTTATGTCCTGCTGGAGGAGGTGTAGAAGTGTCATTAACAGCACGGGAATGGCTGCTGTTGCCTAAAGAGGAACAGGAGCACAGAAAAAGTGAGTTATCGAAGGAAGAATGTGCTAAATTACGTTTGGAATTAGATATGATTCATTTTACAGAGGATGAAAAGAAAAACATGTCTCAGGAAAAGCGGGAGGCCTTTCTTCACCCAAGAAAGTATACAAAAGAAGAGAGTGAAGCTTTCAATCAACAATGCCAAGAGATATTTAAACGGATGCAAGAAGAGGCAAAACAGAAATAAAAATACCACCAGTCGATAAGGGGGCAGGTGGTATTTTTATGTTGTTGCGACATCGCAACAGGAAGGCGCATATGATTGATATATTTTGTTCGGGTGGCACCATGTGTAGCATTCAGATGTCTTTTGACACAATGGAGCGGATCATGCGAGACGATTTTATAAAGGATGATGATTTTGTCCCCATCACATTTTATGATGGTGTCCGTGGGGCTGTTAGAAAGAGATATATCAACTTTTTTTGCGAACACGCAGAGGTTGAGTAAGACACGCGGGTATGGCCTGGGTGTTATTTTTTCGCCTTTTTGGTATCCCAGGCGGTAAAGAGGGAGACATCACCGGACACGACCGGGTAACAAGTGAAGATGAATTGAAAGGAGCAAAAGGTCATGAAGAAAGAAGAGTTAGTAGTAAAAGGATTATCGGAGGAGCAAGCGCAGATTGCTGTTGATGCATGGAATGAAGCAGTTAAGGGGTTCGTACCAAAGGAACGGTTTGATGAGGTAAATGGAAAGCTGAAAGAAGCGAATACCACAATCGAAACGCTGAAGAAGGACAACTCAGATAATGAGGAACTTCAGAAGCAGGTCAAAGAGTACAAGGAAAAGGTGACGGCCCTGGAAATGGCATCGGCAAATACTGTAAAGGAATACGCCCTTAAGGATAAGCTGAAAGAGGCAGGTGTGATTGATGCCGATTATATTATTTATAAACAGGGCGGGCTTGACAAGTTCACGTTTGACAAGGACGGGAAGCCTATCGGAATCGACGATATTGTGAAGCCCTTGAAAGAATCCGCTCCCCATTTGTTTAAGGCAGATCCGGGACCAGACTATAAGCCTGCTGGCGGTGGAACTCCTCCGACAAAGAATCCATTTGCAAAAGACAGTTTTAACCTGACAGAACAGGGGAGGCTGTTAAAAGAAAATCCGACACAGGCGCAGGCATTAGCCGCTGCCGCCGGAGTGACTATCAACGTATAAGAAAGGAAATAGGTGATTAAATGCCAGTAACAAGATTATCAGATGTTATCGTACCAGAGCTGTTCACGCCTTATGTAGTGAACCGGACTATGGAGTTATCCGCGCTCTTCCAGAGTGGAATTATAACAAATAATGCAGAGTTTGACCGTCTGGCCAGTGAAGCGGCGCCGATTCATCAGATGCCGTTTTTTGAGGACCTGTCTGGGGATTCTGAGGACATTATTGAGGACCAGAATCTTACAGCAAAGAAAATCAATTCCAATAAGGATGTATCTACTACTATTCGCAGAGCAAACATGTGGGCAGCTACAGACCTTTCTGCCGCGCTTGCCGGGAGCGATCCAATGGCCGCGATTGGTGATTTGGTGGCAGGGTACTGGTCCAGGGAGTATCAGAAAATTTTAATCCAGATCCTGGCCGGTGTGTTCGGAAGTTATCAGACCACAAGCGAGCCGGCGGAGACAAAAACGCCGCTTGCGGACCATATCCTTGATATCTCTACAGCAAGTGCTGCGGCTGCGCAGAAAATTAGCGCCAGTGCTTTTATTGACGCCCTGCAGTTGCTGGGGGACGCGCAGGGACAGCTCACAGCTGTGGCTATGCACAGTGCCACGAAGGCCTATCTGAAGAAAAATAACCTGATTGACACTGAACGGGATTCTACAGATGTTGAGTTTGACACTTATCAGGGCCGAAGGGTAATCGTTGATGATGGCTGTCCGGTTGCTGATGGAGTATATACAACTTATCTGTTTGGTCAAGGCGCCATCGCCTTCGGTAACGGTTCGCCGGTTGGATTTGTTGCAACCGAGGTTGACCGTGACAAAAAGAAAGGTTCCGGCGTGGATTATCTGATTAACCGTAAGACATTTATTATGCATGCCCGCGGAATCAAATGGACTGACCTGGCCAGAGAGCATGTGGAGACTCCTACGAAGGCAGAGCTGATGAATGCTATCAACTACGAAAGAGTCTATGAGCCGAAACAAATAAGGATTGTTGCATTTAAGCACAAAATCGGATAGGGAGGATTGTATGACGACATCGGAAATAATGGGAACAGTAAAAAATAATCTGGGAATCCAGGATGACAAAAGCGACCTTTTAATTTCCGATGTCATCCTGATGGTATGCGATTACTGCAATCTGGAGCCGGATTGTATCCCGGATATTCTGGAGCCGTTCGTCCGGAAGAAGGCGAAGGGAATCATTGATTATGAGGCGGCAGAGGGGACAGGATACAATCCGGAGATTGCAAGTATCAAGGAAGGCGATGGAAGCATTACCTGGGCGCAGACGGAGGGAAACACGAAGGCGAGTATCTATGGCCTGTCTGAGAGTGATAAGGCAGGTCTGAGGAGGCACAGGAGGCTGAGAGGATATGCGAAACCCATATGCAAGACTGTATGATGCTAAAATGGACGTGTACCGATGGACAGACGTTGAAATAGACGGTATCACCAAGCAGGTGAGAACAGCTGTGGTAACAGACCGGCCTTGCCGGTATAGTTCTTCCGGTCAGGCGCCTGCCGGCGTGCCCAATCCGTCTATTGCCAACAGCCACACGCTGTTCTGTGGATTGGAAGAAGATATCCGGGAGGGTGATCAGCTGCTGATTACTCTGCGCACCGGAAAGACCATTGAGGTTGATTTGGGTGAGTGCCATCCTTATACTTACCAGTGGCAATGCGAGATAAAGAGGGATGATAATGCATGAGTGGCAGTAATTATAATGCAAACAAGGCCGCCATTGACCAGTTTCGGAAGGAACTTATGGAAATGGTAGAGGATATCAAGGAAGTCGATGCACGGGTATTGAACCGGGCAGTTAATGCAGGAGTCATCTATGCAAAGAACAATTCTCCTGTCATAACAGGTTTTTACCGTAAGAACTGGCGATCAGCTCCGATAATAAAATCGAATGCAGGGGGAGTCACAAAGGCTTTGCTGAATAGCGCGGAATATGCGGGCTACGTGAATTACGGACATCGTACGGTGGATAAAGACGGAAACACAACTGGCTATGTAAAGAGCCAGACGGGTGATCACCTTCTGGAGCGTACAGTGATTTTTATCGGCAAACAGTTGGAAAGAGAATTTGATAAAGAAGTAAAGGCGGTGCAAAACCGGCATGATTGAAAAACTTTATAAGAATATCGCTGCAGAGCTGAAAAAAATTCGGCCATACCCAGTATATATTGAAGACGTGCCGCAGAATTTTAAGCAGCCGTCTTTTTTGATTTCTTTTTATGAGCAGAATCCTTCCTATGGCATTAACGGCCGGCTGAAAAACACAGTAAATGTGGACATATCCTACTTTCCGGAATCTAAGAGAGAGGCGAATGAGGAGTGTTGGAAAGTTGGCCAGGAACTGCAGAGGGAATTTACAGTAGAAGATTTTAAAATTAAGAACAGAAACTTAAAAATTGTGGATAATGTGCTGCATTTTATGTTTGATGTGGAGTACCGGGAATATCGGAATACGCCAGATACCAAGATGCAGGCAATAGCCCAAGACACAGATATAAAGGAGGAATAGCCTATGGCAGGAACATGGGAAAGTCAGAATAAAGTACTGCCCGGAGCCTATATCAATATCCGGACGAACGAGCCATTATCCATCGCACCGGGAGACCGCGGTACAGTGGTGATTTTACAGGAAATGAGCGCCGGGGCGAACAAGAGCTTGTACACGATAACAGCAACAGAGGCAAACTGGCCGGAAAATGCAACAGCGGCAGATAAACTGCTCGCAAACGAAGCTTTGAAAAAGGCTAAGACGGTGCTTGTATACAAGCTTCCGGCTACACATACTGCCGAAGACGTTACAGCGGCCCTTGCAGACTTAAAAACGGTACAGTTCAACACACTATGCTATCCATTTGATGGAGACTCGGAAACGGCGAATAAGACGGCAATTGCAACTTGGATTAAGGCTATGCGCGATGATGAAGGTGTAAAGTGTCAGGCGGTGCTTGCGAACCATGCTGCGGACAGCGAGGGAGTTATCAATGTCACACAGGGGATTGTGATGTCAGGAGAAACAGAACTGACGGCAGCGCAGGTATCGGCCTGGGTGGCGGGGGCGACCGCAGGAGCCAGCATTACAACATCAAATACTGGGATGGTTTATAATGGAGCAATTGATGTCAGTCCCAGGATGACCAAGTCGGAGATGGAGACGGCTGTTAAGGCTGGGGAATTCATTTTCCGGGTTGACGGCACCCAGAATGTGACGGTTGTATATGACATCAATTCCCTGACTACCATAACAACAGATAAGGGTAAGATGTTTACAAAAAACAGGGTGATTCGAACCATCGACAATATCGCAAACGACATAACCAAGATATTTGAGGCAAACTATGTAGGCAAGGTAAATAACAACGATGCAGGCCGTTCACTGCTTCGAGCGTCTCTGGTGGATTACTTCACAACCCTTCAAGGGATGGAGGCCATTCAAAACTTTGACGTGTCTGACGTGGTAATTGTCAAGGGTAACGACTCGGACGCAGTAGTGGTAACAGCAAATATCCAGCCAGTTGACAGTGTTGAGAAAATCTACATAACTGTCAATCTTTCATAAGGAGGTACAGGTATGGCAGGAAATTATACAAAAATCAGTGATTTGGTGACCGGTAGTGAGGGAAGCGCTTTTATCACGGTGGATGGACAGAACCGGTATTTCTTCGAACTGTCAAAGATTGAGGCAAACATTGAGTTCACGGTCATAGCAAAGAAGCTTCTGGGCCACCGAATGAAGCAGCATAAGACGGTCGGCGCGGAGGGTAAAGGCTCTATAACTATGTACAATGTCAGTCCGGCGGCTCTTGCGATTTATCAGGAATATATCAAAACAGGAAAAACCCCGCAAATAAGTATACAGACCACGAATGAGGAGACTAGTTCTACGGTCGGAAAACGTACCGTGGTAATGCGAAACTGTATATTGGCCAAAGCACCTGTGGCTTACCTAGAGGATGGAAGTGAGGATTTAAACACAGTGGATACGGACTTTACATTTGACGATGTGGATGAGCTGGAGAGCTACGTATTGCCTGAGAATATGAGATAACCTATTGCCCCATTTCGATTTAGTAGTTATAATAAAGATATTAATATGCATGGGGGATACAGAGTTATGGAAAAAAATAGACGATTCATCGCCTCTAAATTTTTTGCTTGCTGGGTGATAACTGCAATAGTGCTTGGTTTTGTTTTCAATAGCATTAATGAAACTGGTCAAAGTATAGGAGAGATAATTTTTTTATCCATATTTCTTGGATTCTTCATGGGAACTCTAGTTTTTATGTTCATTGTTTTTCTAACCACAAAAAGAGCGGTGAGAAAAGGTGATACAATGCCGTGTGTTGCAAAATACGTGAACCCGTACATTGTTGAATCTGAAGGAAATGAGGGTGATCTTCCCAATATAAGATACGATAATATTTTTTTACAGAAAGATGAAAAGCTAATATATGCGGTCCCAGCAGAGACATTTGTTGAGAAAGAACAGATTACTGGTTATACAGGCGGAAATGCTGGCGTAAGTATAAGAGTTGCCAAGGGCGTTTCTGTCAGGACTGGAAGTAGTAGAGGGAGAGCGGTCAGGCAGAACGTCATAAAGTTTAATGATGGTGATTATGTTGTGACTAATAGAAGAGCTGTTTTTGTATCCCGAAATGATGGTTTTGAGTATAATTTGAAAAAGATAAGTGTTGCAAAGAAAATTGCATCTGATGCTTTTATCATTTCACAAGGTGGAAAACAAAAAAACATATGCGTGGATGAAAGCCAGCTGGAGACCACTTTTGAACTTACAAAACGTGCGATAAATGAAGCAATAAATAGTTGATACCGAATCATGGGAACGTCTGAATTCAGACGTTTCTTTTTTATTGAATAAAGAAGGAGAATGTAGTGTATGAGTAGTTTAAATGCTTTTTTAAATCCTATAAAAATTGAGAATAAAGATGTTGTTATATCGGAACGGTTCCAAGAGAATGGGAAGCCGATACCATTTACCATCCGACCAATTACTCAAGGAGAAAATGAGGAGATCCTGCGCAGATATAGAAAGACTGATAAGAAGGGAAATGAGACGTTTGACCAGATAGGGTACAGCCATGATCTTGCAGCAACGGCGGTTGTGTCTCCTGACCTTGACAATGCTGAATTGCAGAAAGCATATGGGGCACTCGGTAGAGTAAAACTTCTAAAGAAGATGCTACTGATTGGTGAGTTCACCGCATTAGGTGAGGCAGTTAGAGAATTGTCAGGCCTTGACATAGGTATCAATGAAGACATCGAAGAAGCAAAAAACTTATAAAGCAGGGCGATCCAGAGCTGAATTATGCGCACTTCGCTCTGCAAAAATTACATATACGGGCAGGTGTATTGGCGGGAATCTGTGGAGCCAATGAGCCGATGGGACAGAAAGAACGGGCCTTCACTTATGCCAGCATTGATTTGAGGATAGCTGAGGAGAAGCGGGAAGTTGCAAAACTCAAAGGATAGGAGGTGAGATATGCCTACTTTAAAAGCTATGTTTAAACTTTTTGATGGCTACAGCGCAACAATAAATAAGATTGCTTCTGGTACTGATAAGGCATCCGTTGCGGTTCTTGGAGCCAGTAAAAATACGGATACCTATAATCAGTCGTTGAGAAATACAGGGGCAGTAGCCAATGTAGCCAGTTCTGGGCTGATGCGACTTGTTAGCGCAGTTATCAGCCTCGCTGCAGTAAAAAAGAGTATGGACTTGACGGATGCCTATACCAATACAAATGCACGCCTTGCCATGATTACGGACAATTTGGCGGAGCAGAAAGCTTTGCAGGAGGCGATCTTTGCAGCTGCCGACCGTTCCAGAGGCAGCTATGTAGAAATGGCTAATGCAACAGCAAAAATGAAGATGCTGGCCGGAGATGCTTTCGGGAGCAATGAAGAGGCATTAGGCTTCACAGAATTATTGCAGAAGTCTTTGAAAGTATCCGGAGCGGGGACGTCAGAACAGCAATCTGCATTTCTGCAGCTTACACAGGCCATGTCAGCAGGTAAACTGCAAGGCGATGAATTTCGGTCGGTTATGGAAAACGCGCCTATGGTGGCAAATGCAATTGCTGAGTATATGGGCAAGAGCAAGGGAGAATTGAAAGAGATGTCATCTCAAGGGCTTATTACAGCGGATATCATTAAAGGGGCCATGTTTGCAGCCGCAGATGACATTAATGGAAAGTTTGCCCAGATGCCAATGACCTTTGCAGATGTATGGCAGAAGATAAAAAACGCGGGGATGGAAGCCTTTGGAGGAGTTTTTGAAAAAGCAAATGCCATGTTGAATTCAGAGATGGGGCAGGCAGCGCTCATAAATGTGACAGGACTGATCTATATGGCTGCTGGGGCCGTCTCAGTCTTACTGGATGGTATTGGATGGGTAGCAAAGCATATGGATGTACTCGCGCCCATTGTATTGGGATTGGCGGGTGCTTGGATGGTGTACAATGCGACAGCGGGGATTGCCTGGTTGACCACTTTAAAAAATGTCGCGGCTATGGCATTAAAAGCGACAGCTGACTGGGCTGAGTATGCGGCTATTTTTATGCTGATATGGGCGCAGGAAGGATTTAACGCGGCGCTGGCGGCATGCCCAATCACATGGATTATTGGGGCAGTTATTTTGCTGGCTGCCGCATTTTACGCAGGAGTGGCAGCTATAAACCACTTTGCTGGCACATCCATAAGCGCAACAGGTTTAATAGGTGGAGCTTTTGGCGCTTTGTTAGCGGTATTGTATAACACTTTCATATTTCCGCTCTGGAATATGCTGGCCATGCTGGGCAACTTCATCGGGAATGTATTTAATAATCCGACTGGCGCCGTGAAAGTACTATTCTTCGATATGGCCAAGACCTGTGTGGATTACGTACTTAATATGGCCAAAGCGATTGAAAACATAATTAATAAGATTCCCGGCGTCACGGTAGACATCACATCTGGTCTTGAAGGTTTTAAATCTGGCCTTGAAGATAAGATAGGCACGATAAAGGATGAAAGCGGTTGGAAAGAATACATTGAACAGCCTGAAATGCTGGATATATCAACTATGGCTGCGAAAGGATATAGCAAGGGAGAAAGCTTTGAAAACAAAATATCCAATCTTTTTTCTGGCTTTGCACCGGGTGAAATAGGCGGCGGTATGGACCTTTCCCAGTTTGCGACTGCTGGAAATCCAGCAACCATAAAAGGTAAAGGAAAAGGCGGAGCTGTCAAGGTAGAGAACGAAGAAGATATCGAATGGATGCGTAAATTGGCGGAGAGGGATTACGTGGCCAGGATTGCCCAAAATACCCTAGCGCCAAACATCAAGGTGGAATTTACCGGCCCCATCACAAAGGAGGCTGATGTGGACGGCGTGACATCCTACCTGGCAGAACAGTTAAAAGAGATGATAGCGATTGCACCGGAAGGAGTACCAACATAATGGCATATTCTGTGTATTTTAAATATGGCGGTAAAAAGTATAAACTCCCGGTGAATCCGGAAGAGATTAAGAGAACAAGAAATCTGAATGTGGAGACTTACCAGGTGCTTGGCTCCGGGCAGGTCTCCATCCCGTCATATTGCGAGTTGGAGCAGTATAGTTTCGAGGCAGAGTTCCCGAGCCAGAGGTATCATTATATGGAGTCTGGCACCAAAGCAGATGCCGATTATTATGAAAAGATGTTTCGCAAGGCGCAAAAAAAATTAAAACAGATACAGTTTATCTGCTCCAATGGAGTGAACGATGACATCAGCTGCAAGGTGCTGGTGAAAAGTGTGGAGGTCATCGAAAAGGCCGGCGAAGTGGGAGATAAATACATCACCTTAACGCTGATGGAATATAAGGCACCCAGAAAACGCACCGTGGCCATCCAGACAGCGGCAGCAGTTGTAGCACAGGAAGAAGCGCCCCCTGCTGAAAATCCGGCGGTTACAGAAAATAAAACCCATACGGTACAATCAGGTGACACGCTTTGGGCAATAGCAAAAAAATATTATGGGAATGGCGCGCAATACACCAAAATTGTCTCGGCAAATGGAATCGGGAATCCAAACCTGATTCATCCGGGCCAGATTTTTATAATACCAGCGTAAGGAGGGGGGAAATGCTTGGAGTTATTGGTGGAAACGGAAGGAATGATTTATGACATATCAAAATCCTGCGAGAAATTATCCTGGTCGGATGTCTTAAATGACGGAGCAAGCAGTTTAGAATTTTCCTATATCTCCGGTGGACTGATAGTCCAGAATGGAGATGTCGTTCGCCTGACTGAAAATGACCAGGCGGATGGCATTTTTTTTGGAACTATTTTTAAAGTATCCGGGGATGAGACGGGGATTGTGACTGTCAAAGCATATGACCAGTTACGGTATGCAAAGGCGAAGGAGATTGTTGTCCTTGAAGGTGGGACTCTAAAGACCTTGGTGCAGAACATGTGCGCATTTCTGACGCTGACACCGGGGACGATGGAGGAGCCTGGGTATGTTTTGAAAACCATCGCGGATGAAGACAAGACATGGATTGACCAGATATATAGGGCAGTTTCTGATACGCTTATCGGTACGCAGGAGATGTACTGTGTACGTGACGAGTATGGTGCTGTCTGCTTATGGAACATGCGGAACCTGCAGCTTCCACTCGTACTTGGAGACAAATCTCTGTGCACCGGATATAGTTGGGAAAAGTCAATTGATGAAGATTTTTATAATCGTATTAAGGTAGTGTGGAAAAATGAGTCATCCGGGAAAATGGATGTGGGCGCGGCGGTGGATCAGACATCGGTGAATCGGTACGGCCTTTTGCAGTATTTGGAGACAGGAAACAACATTGATAATGCGGCACAGGCGCAGGAACGAGCCAACAACTTGCTGAAGCTTTACAACCACGAGAAGGAAACTTTGAAGCTGGAATGTCTGGGAGACCTTCGGGTCCGAGCTGGCAACAGTATTTTTGGAAGCATTGAGGATATTGACCTGGATAAACGATTGATTGTGCAGAAAGTTACGCATGATTTTCTTCCGATTCACACGATGTCATTGGAGGTGATGGCAGATGGATAAAAATGGGGCTCATGAGCTTTTCAATACAATCAAAACAATCGTGGACAACTACCTGAATAACCGAAAAGTAGCAGCTGTCATGGTAGGAGTGTTTAATGGCGCGGCCATTGTGGTGAATGACCGGCTGCCGGTGCCGATGAGCATGATTAGGGGAAATATGTCCGGGAAGTTGATTCCGGGAGATAAGGTTCGGCTGCTCCGGAACGATGGGGGTGGTGAATATTACATCCTGGAAATTATAGGAAAGCCATACCAGACAGGAGGCTGATGCGATGGAATTGACAACGGACCTGGTGCTTCGGGAACAAACTTTTTCGGGAAGAACGTATCAATTATCACAAACTAAAATAGAGGGCTTTGTGGATGAACTGGAAGCACTAAAACAAACGATATACAAAATCTTATCCACAGAGCAGTATGAATATCCAATTTATAGCTTCAACTATGGGATTGCCTGGAAGGAGCTCATTGGTGAGGAACAGCCCTATATTCGGGCCGAAATGAAAAGGATGATCGAAGAGGCACTGTTACAAGATGACAGGATAAAAGAGGTTGATGGGTTCAGCTTCACATTTTCTGGCGATGCCTGCCAGTGTTCTTTTATTGTCTCCAGTATTTATGGAGATATTGAGATTGATAAGGAGGTGCCAGTGTGAGAGCAACGTATGAGGAGATCTTACAAACGATGCTTGATAAGGTGCCAGGTGATGTAGATAAGCGCGAGGGGAGCATCATTTATGACGCCTTGGCGCCGTGTGCTTTCTTCCTGGCACAGCAGAACTTTCAGCTGGATAATTTCGTGGATTTGGTTTTCCCAGATACGGCCATAGGAGAATATTTGGATAAGGCTGTTGCACCGTTTGGAGTTACACGAAAACCGGCTATTGCGGCCATCAGGAAGATGGAGACATCTGACGCGGTTGCTATCGGGTCAAGGTGGGGAATTAATAACCTGGTATATGTCACAACGGAAGAGCTGACAGCCGGTACGGAGTACAAGGTTGAATGCGAAAGCACAGGCGAAGTTGGAAATCAATACAGCGGAGCAATGCAGCCGATATCGAATGTGACAGGAGTTACAGCTGAGCTGGCTGGAATTATTGAGGCCGGAACAGATGAGGAAATGGATGAAGCTTTGAGAGCAAGACTCTACCAGAAAGTCAGACTGCCTGCAACATCCGGAAACGCATATCACTATAGATTATGGGCATTGGAGGTACCTGGTGTTGGAGATGCGAAGGTGTTCCCACTGGATGGAGGACCTGGCACAGTGACAGTGATGGTGGTAGATAATGATAAGGCGGTGGACGAGACAATAGAGGATACAGTATTGGCGCATCTGAATGCAGTGAAGCCAATTGGAGCATCCGTCACTGTAGGCAGTCCGACTGTAACGGCGATCAATGTAGCTGCACAGGTACTGCTGGATGGCAGCCGCACGATAGCCGCCGTACTGGCGGATTATAAGCAAGTGTTGAACGATTATCTACGCGGGCTCGTTTTTTCGGATTACCGGGTGAGTTTCGCGCGAGTTGGCAGCATCCTCCTGTCCGTCGAAGGAGTGCAGGACTATGATGGACTGATGCTGAATAACACATCAGGAAATGTAATCATCGGAGAAAAGGCTATTCCTGTGCTGGGAATCATCACTTTGACGGAGGTGAGTGTGCTTGGAGCTGATTAGATTATTGCCGGACATATACGATAATAATGAGACAATGCAACTGCTGCAGGGGATTCTGTCGCAGGAGGTAACTACTCTGGATGCTGGAATGTATCATACGATTGACCAGTGTTATGTCGGGAGTTCTTCGGAAGATGGTACACTTTCAAGATATGAGAGGCTCTTAGGAATTTCCCCGGATACATCAAAGTCAGAACGATATCGAAAGGAGCGCATCAAAGCGAAGATATTCGGAGCGGGAACAACAACAGCCTCACTTATCCATCACATTGCAGAAAGCTATACCAATGCAGCAGTAGAATTGACGGAGCAATTTGCAGATTACACTGTGACAGTAAAATTTGTAGGCACGTCTGGAATACCTGGGAATATTGCGGATATCAAGGAATCTATCGAAGAGGCAATCCCGGCTCATCTTAAAGTTTTGTATGAATACATCTTTAATACTTACGGTAGCGTCGGTACGTTTACCCATGCTGAGCTGGCAGCTTACAGCCACTATAAAATCCGGAACGGTCATCTAAAGAACCGCATCCAAGAGCTACAGCGATATCAATATGTAGAACTGAGTCAGCTGACGCATTTTCAAATATCGAAAGGAGAATTACCGAACAATGGCAACTAATACAACAAACTATAGCTTTAAAAAACCAGATGAAAGTGATTTTTACGATGTGCAGGACCAGAATGGGAACTGGGATATGGCAGATGAAGCGTTGAAAAGCCTGGATACGCCTACTTTTGAGGACTATACCGGTAGCACACCGGTCCCGGCGGCAAACACGGCGATTGATGGAATAAAGAGTAAAACGAAGTTATCCGCACTGATGAGTAATATAAAAGCAGCCTTTAAAGGGGCTTGCTTGATAGGACATATCGTCAATAACTGCGTGACGAACAATCCGAACTTACCTTTAAGTGCCGCTCAGGGGAAAGTTTTGATGGATCTGTATACTCGGTTAAATGGCGATCTGTATAAATGGCTAAACGTGACACGCTTGGATACGGGTAACGA